CGACGTGGATTATAAGGTCACTCTTACAATCACGGGTGAGGAGGTCGACATACCTAAGAAGATTGAGACCCTCACGAACCTCTTTACCTCGCTCCAACAGGCGCAAGACCCACGGGCGGATAAAGTCCTTTCCCGAATCCTCGCTCTTGCTGGAGAGAACTACGATGTCGTGGCGGGAGTGAAACCTACCCAAGCCCCAGGGGCTGCGATGCCGCAGCAAGGAAATCTACCCGCCCCACCAGTGCAAAAGGGCTCTGCGCCCCGTCCCTCGATAATGCCCAACTCGATGCCGTCTTCCGCTAACCGAACAATGTGATGAATAACAAATTTGAAAAACTGGCCAGGGGACAATACGGAAGGATTCTCCTTGAAGTCCTTGAGGACACAAAGAGACAGGTGGCGGATATCCGAACCCCGATGAAGATTAAGCCTGAGATAGCCAACGAGGTCAGGCTCGGAGTCATCGAGGCATTGGACATTTATTTGGTCGATAAATTAAAAGTTTTAACGGGTGAGATTAACCCAGCAGACCCTAACGAACATTTATAATATGCCATTAACTAAAAATGTCAGTAAAAATATAAGTGAACTTTATAAGGATAATATGAAGAAGGGTAAGGAAAAGGGGGCCAACGGCAAGGTGCGCCCTAGAAAACAAATAATTGCCATCGCATTAAAAGCAGCAGGTAAGAGTAAATACAAATAACATGGATTTAATCAAAAACTTTGGACTCGGAACGGCAACTACGATTAATAAGATGGAGGAGATGCCCTACGAAGGCAAGCCTCTTAGCTCGTCAGCTCCTGCTACGGATAAGCAGGGAATGAAGATTGAGGGAGACTCTGGCGCACGCCCTAACATGTCTCAGGATATCCAGGAATAATATAATCATATGAACGATAAAACCTACGATACTGATGCTAAGAATGATGCTCTACAGAACAATGTGAGCGATGCTGACGCATCAATAAAGATTGACCCCACTGCTTTTGTCAAAAAGTCGATTGACCCTAAGAAGCAGTACGATTCTGAGGGTATGTGCATCGAAGAATAACATGAGAAAAGACCAAGCAAATACAATGCCTCCATCTAATTCCTCCAACGGATTTACTTCTAATGGGAAAAGAAGCGATGCTCCTGATATGGAGAGCGAAGGAGGTAATGTACCTAATAATTCTATTCAGTGGGATAAGGGATGGATGGATAGGCATGAAGGGAACATAAAAGGAAAGAACAAGGATAGTCTTTACGCAAATCAGAAAGAGTATAAGGATTCGACGGCGTTTTAGTTTCTTGAGGGCTTAGGATAGGGCAACCTCATTTAAAAAGCCAATCCATGAGAAGGAAAACTCTCTAAACCATCTAATTCATAGCTTATATGAACAAAGACGAAAATGTGGTTATCGACACTCAAAACGATACTAAAGCTCCAGAGGGAGAAACAGCAGAGCAGAAAGCGATAAGGCTCGAAGAGACGAATAAGAAGCTCTATGAGCGTGCAAAAGCCGCTGAGGGCCTTGTCAAAGAGTACAAGTCTAAAGTATTACCAATCCCAGAGAAACCAAAAATCGAAGAAGAGGTTATCTCTGATGTCAAAGAGCTGAAACAGGCTGAAAAGAAGCGACAGTTCGGATATAAGAATAGCCTCTCGCCTGAGGAGACAGATTTGCTCTTCAAGTTTGCGGGAGATAAAGACCCAAGCGAAGTTCTAAAGGACGATGATTTCAAAGATGTACTTGAAGTAAGGCGTAGAAGGAGCAGGGTAGCGAACGCTACACCATCTAGCTCTAACCGCACCGCTAAAGTAGAAGGAAAGACATTTAAAGAGATGACGCCCGAGGAGCGTGCCGCCAATTGGGGAAAGATAGTCCCGCAGCAGTAGATTTAGGTTCTGGTTTATAAATTATTATTATGGCCGTTACATCAGACCCCTTTGTTGGTGGAGTGAGTTCAAACCACCCCGCTAACGACCTCATAGCGACGATATCCGAAGTATGGACGGATATGGTCAATGAGAAGACCTTTAACGACACGGTTCTTGCAAACTTCTGCACAGACCTTTCGGCATACGCCCAGAATGGCGGTGCGGTCTTCCATGTCCCAGACCTCTATACCAACTCCCTCACTGTCTCAACGCAGTCTACGCAGGGAGCGGAAGTCACCACAGCATCTCCAGCCCAGAACAACACCGTTTTGAGCGTCACTACTCACAAGTATGTGGCCTTCATCATCGGTGACTTGGACATGGGACAGATTGCCTCTAACTACAACATCAACGAGTTGTACGTTAATGAGGCACGCCGCCTTCTTACCGAGGCACTTGAGCAAGACCTTGCGGCCCTTTGGTCATCGCTCACCACGAACATCACCATCACAGACACGGCAACGTTGCTCTCTGATGCTGAGATTCGTGCAGGCCTTTACACGATGGAGAATGGAAAGTACCACCTCGACGAGTGTGCGTTCTTCTTCCACCCATATGTGTATTGGGAACAGCTCCACGGAATCACGAAGTACTACCAGCAGTACTCATATGGCCCTTCAACTGAGCCAGGTGCAGTAAGGACTGGTAACTTCGGAACCGCAGGATATGCTCTTAACTTCAAGGGCTTCCTCTATGGAGTTCCATGTTACACGACTACCAACATCGTTTCTTCGCTCCTTACATATCGCAACCTGCTCCTCCACAAGAGAGCCTTTGGTTTCGCTATCCAGACGAAGGGCGGTGCCCGTGTCCGTGTTCAGATTGAGAACGCAGTCCGTAACTTGGGTACGCTTGCTGTTATCGACATCGTATACGGCGTTGCCGTTCTCCGCGATGCCGCAGCAGTCTTGCTCCAGGCAACCACCGCTTTCATCAACTCTTAATACGAGTGCAAAAGGGGGCTTGTCAAGAACAGGCCCTTTTTGCTATACTACGGGCATGAGCGAAATATTGTCTCCTGGACAATTCCCGAATACCGAGCCTATCCCAAAGAACCCTAAGCCGAATACTAATTCGCCTTGGGGTAAGCCTCGTGCCGTTCGAACATATTTCTTTCAGCGTGAAGACGGAAGCATTATCACAGCAGATGACGCCTCGGCGTGGAGCATCTATTCAGGTAAGAATCAGGTTATAGGGCCTGTGACTGCCCGCCCGAAGTATGTAGGCCAGACTGATGGTGTTCTTTACTTCAAGGCGATTATGGAAGCTCAGAAGATGTTTAAGGAAAGGGGACTTGAAGCCTCGCAGGAAATAATGCGCCAGGCTGAGAGAGATTCGTTTGAGGAGGCAAAGAAGAATACCACTCCTCCGAGGAACATGGACGCCGTGGACAGGAATGGTAACCCGATTAATCTTAGAACATATGGATATTAGCCAAGAACAAATCTCGAAGGTACTATCAGAAATAAGTGGACGAGTACCAAAACTCCTCCTTAAAAGAGCTTTTCACGAGGAAAAACTGACCCCTACGGTTGAGTTCGTCCTACAAGAATCCCTTAAGAGCGAGACTATCTCTGATGAGAAGAAGAAACAGATTAAGACCGTCCTTGATTCGGGGGATGTCTCAAAGATGAAGATAGTCGAAGACCACGTTGTGACTAAGAAGATTGACCAGTTCTGGGCTAGGGAGATTAATAAGGCGATAAAGCAGGGTCGATTGCCGCCGAGAAGCAAGATTATGCAATTACCAGATTTTAAACATTTTTACGATGCCCAACAAAAAGTACATAGTTCAGAAGATAAAGGAACACATAGAGACCAACGAGCTGACGAGAGCGCAGTCGTGGATAGCGATTCAGGCCCACGAGCAGGGATTTAGCGTTAAGACGGAGAAAGAGATTAATGCCGCCAAGTTCAATATCGAAGACTCTACTAAGCAAATAGAATGGTTCAAGAAACTCCTAAAAAACCCAGAATTGTCGGCATAGGAGTCTGTGGCCCAGGCGAGGCTAGCCGTTACATGGATAAGACTATGAAGGAGTTTAAGAGGCTCTGTGACGCTGTTATCATTGTGACGAATAACGCCACCCAGAGAGAGATTAATCTGCTCGATGACTACGGATTCAAGCACTATAACGATTCCAGGGAATGGGGGAAAGACCAGCCTCATATAAAGACTGACCTTCTAAAGAACGCCTCGGAACTTAATCCTGATTGGATTATAGCTCTTGATATGGACGAGGTGTTCGCCCCCGAAGTTACTCGTGAGAAACTGGAAGAACTAGCTTCATGTGGAGAGTATGCGTGGAAGTTTATGGTAGTCAATCTGTATAATGATGAAGAACACTTCGCCCATGATAAAGGAATACAGAGATTCTGGAATGTCAGGTTCTATAAGTATATGCCCGAACTTGGACTGCAGTTCCTCCGTCGCTCACTTCATTGTGGTCTTGGGCCACCATATGCCTATTCCCTTGCATGGCACGCACCGTTCTACCTCCTCCACTATGGACTAATGAAGAAAGAGGATAGGATGAAAAAGGTCGAGAGGTATCAGAAGTATGACCCCAATGCGAAGTTCAAAGGGCGTGAGTACTATGATGACCTCGCTAGAGACCTCATTATGAGGCCGTGGAATCCAGTCAAAGCCCTAAACCAGTTAAAAGAATCAGTCGATTGCCGTAAAAGAGTACCACCTAAAATAAAATGATTAACTTTGAGCCACAGAAGCAAGTGATAGTTAAACGCCTTAAGGACGGGGCATACCTCACGATTCCCGAAAGAGACCTTTATGCTACCCTTAAACAAGGATTTGAGTTCGTTGCGAACGACATAGATACTTCTTCCGAGATGAAGAAGCTGTTTGGAGATAAGAAAAAGAAATGAAAGTCCTCATCACTGGCGGCCTCGGATTCATCTTTAGCCATGTAACTGAATACATGGTCGCAAAAGGGTACGAGGTCGTGGTGATTGATAACCTATCCGAAGGTTCTCACCCAGAGATTGAGAATGGGAAATTTAAACTGTATCAAGAAGATGCAACTACTTCTAGGGCATACGATATAATCCTATTCGAAAATCCTCACTACATTATCCACGCCGCAGCTTATTCCGATGTAGACGGGTCTATAAAGAAGCCAGTTAAGATATTCAATAATAACTTTGATTCTACTCTTAATGTCTTTGAAGCTGCTAGGAAATGCTCAAACCTGCGTAAGTTGGTTTATGTATCCACTGATGAGGTATATGGGGAATGTGGACACAAGAAGAAAGAGGATGAGATTATTTTCCCCAAGAATCCCTATGCATGTTCAAAGGCGTTCGGGTCACTACTTCGCCTGACCTATGACAACACCTATCCTGAGTTGAAAGATAAGACTGCTGAGACTCGTTTCTGTAATGTGTTCGGCCCACGACAAGACGAAAGGAAGATACTACCTCTTGTAAAGAAGTCTATCGAAACGGGGGAGTCTATTGGAGTCCACAATGGAGGGAAAGGGTATAGAGAATATATCTATGTAAAGAATATCCCCGAAGTCGTCGAACTTATCATGCTTAAAGGGAACAGGACTTATAATGTAACTTTAAACGATGGATATACCGTGGAGGGTTTGATAAAGGAGGTGGAGAAGCTAACTGACAAGACCGTAGAAACGCACGAGACTAACCGTCCTGGAATGGATTTAAAGTATCAAATGGACAATTCAAGGATACTTGCGCTTGGTTGGAAGCCACGGTATAATTTTATTCAAGGTCTCACTGAATATCTATGTTAAAGCTTTTCCAACCATATGTCTCGGATGAAGCGAAGAAACTCTGTATGGAGGTTCTTGATTCTAACTATCTTACAGAGGGGGAGCAGGTAAAGCTATTTGAGAAGGAGTTTGGGGAGAAGTTTGGACTACAGAACGTCGTAGCTCTTAACTCTGGGACTTCCGCACTTGAACTCGCCTATGAGCTGGCAGGAATAAAGGAAGGTGACGAAGTTCTTACTCCCGTCTTTACCTGTACAGCAACCAATATCCCGCTTCTTCACTTAAAAGCTAAAATCGTATTTGTCGATACGGATTATGACCTTAATATCAATATAGAAGATATTAAAAAGAAAATCACAGACAAGACAAAAGCCATTGTATTTGTCCACTTCGGAGGAAACAATAGAGGTCTTAAAGAAATACAGGAAATCGCTAGAGGATTTGGAATACCAGTTATTGAAGATGCCGCTCAGGCGGTGGGAAGTGAATACTGGGGAACAAGTGAATTCGCTTGTGTATCAACTCAGGCTATCAAGACACTTACATCAGGAGATGGTGGATTTCTTATCTGTAAGGATAAACAGAGCGCAGATAAAGCTAGAAGATTGCGCTGGTTCGGTTTCGATAGGGAAGTCAAACAAAAAGTAGGGAATTGCGATGTAGTAGATGTGGGATACAAGAAGCACATGAATAATATCAATGCTGCTATCGGTCGAGGCAATCTCATAGTCATAGATAAGTTGCTAGAACATCGTAAAGACCTTGCGTGGATTTATGAGATATACGGTTTAGTTTGCCATCCATGGCTTGCAGGAGGCATGACGAATAAATATGAGGAACTAAAGAAAGCTATGGCCGATGAGGGATATGAGATAGGACAAGCTCATTATCGTAATGATATGTACTCTATCTTTAAGCATCTCAAAAATTACTGCCCTACGATGGATATAATCGAGGGTAGATACTTCTTTGTCCCGTATCATCATGGAATCACAGAGGAAGACGCTCATAAGATAGGTAAACTATGCCAACAGCTAAGATAATAGCCACAGCGTTCTCTCAAAGGCGGGCAATAAAACCCGCCTCAAATTGGCCTTATCATAGCCAGATACTATCCACAGAAAACTTGTATTCCGAACTGGTCACCAAACTAGCCAAATTGGAGATGACTGAAGACCCAGGTGAGCCTATGGATACCTTTATAATCGCATTTAAAGACGAATGGGGGGCATACAAGCAGTGGCTTCAGTACGACGGTAAATCAACCAAACGAGGCGTGCTCCACATAGTCATTGAGGAAGAAGATGGCGGTTGCTATCTCCAATATAATAAGGGTTTTCAAATGAACAAGGACAAGTACGAGTGGTTTTTGATAACCTGTGATGATGTGTGTATCTTGGGCCAGAATTACCTAACTAAGATAAAATCCAAATGGACAGAAAAGGCTGGATATATCGCCCTACAAGGCTTGAATGACTCTCCTCATGTGCAGGGTTCTATAGGACTTACCCACCGAGACATACTCCAAAAGGTATGCGATATGAATAACGGAGAACTTCCTCACCCTAAAGGAGTTTTCTCACAGGAAAGGAACATATCTGAGGGCGAACATCCTTTCACTAACATGATTCACCAAATGGGATATGAGTTAATTAAGTATAATAACTCTGAGAAATGGGATAGGAATAACCTTTGTATGCCATACCACGACATTAAAGCCTCAATACAGTGAAAAAACTTTTGATTACAGGTGCATATGGTCTAGTTGGAACTGAGATATGCGCTCAGTTGGCAAGAAACCACCCAGATATAGATGTAACTAAAGTTAAGTGTGAAGAAGGGGGAATGGGTACTTACGATTACATAATCCATGCAGCAGGGTATGGTCAGCCGCAAATGTTTTCAAAAGATAAGGTTATGACTATAGAAATTAACACTACCTTAACATCAGTTCTTTTAGACAAACTTAACCCTGATGGTAAGTTTCTTTTCATTTCTTCTTCCGAAGTATATGAAGATACTATGCCAGAGCACCCACGGGCATGTTATATCGAAGGAAAGAGGTGTGGTGAGGCCATATGCCACGCCTACGAAGAACAGGGATATGATGTAAAGATTGCCCGACTTGCTCTCGCGTATGGCCCAGGATACAAGAAAGGCGACACCCGTGTTATTAATCAGTTTATTCAACAAGGGGTGAATGGGGACATCATACTAAGAGATGACGGTCATGCCAAAAGGACATATATCTATGTCGGAGATGCCGTTACGATGCTATTGAATATCTTATTTAAGGGGACACAAGTTCTATACAATGTAGGAGGAGATTCAGAGACTACGATTAAAGATTTGGCTATGGCCATTGCGCGCAAGGTTGGTAGAGGTATAGTAGTTGGAAAAGTGAATAAGCCTATAATTGGCGCACCAGAAAATGTAAAACTAGATATAACCCGCTATGAGAATGAGTTTGGAAAGATGAACTTTGTGTCGTTATCAGAAGGTCTAGATAAAACAATAGAATGGGCAAAATCCTTATAACAGGCCTCACAGGCCAAGATGGTTCTTACATGGCCGAGATTTGTCTCGCTAAAGGGCATGAGGTGCACGGGACTATGCGCCGTTCATCCTCCCCAAACTCCCAGCGTATCTCGGAGATTATAAAGAGCGTTCATACCCATCTAATGGATTTGTCCGATGCGACCTCGATTACGAGAGTTATATCGGAAGTTAAGCCAGACATTATATTTAATCTCGCCGCCCAGTCTGATGTTCGTGCTTCGTATGATATACCCGTGTATACGGAAGATGTGACTGGACTTGGATTTGGAAGGATAATAGAGGCGGTTAGAATGTTCTGTCCTAAGGCAAAAGTCTATCAGGCTGGCTCATCTGAGATGTTTGGTAAAGTCCAACAGATACCTCAATCTGAAAATACCCCGTTCTGGCCTCGCTCACCTTATGGGTGCTCTAAGGTCTTTGCCTTTAGCCTGGGTCGGGCTTATAGGGAAGGGTACGGATTATCAATCTATAACGGTATATTATTCAACCATGAATCACCACGTAGGGGAGAACTCTTTGTCACGAAGAAAGTCGTCAAAGCCGCAGTCGAAATTAAGAAAGGTAAAAGGACGAAGCTCACATTGGGGAATCTTGAAAGCAAAAGGGACTGGGGCTACTCGAAAGACTACATGCAAGCGGTATACGATTTCGTCACGACTCAAGACCCACAGGATTTTGTTATCGCCACAGGGGAAACTCATAGTGTTGAGGAGTTCGTCAAGGAGACCTTCGATTACATCGGTCTCGGTGACTGGAAACAGTATGTTGAGTTTGACAAGAACCTCACCCGTCCTGCCGAAGTCGATATCCTTTTGGGGGACGCTTCTAAAGTCCGTTCGCTCACTGGCTGGAAGCCTTCGGTCACTTTTAAAGGGCTAGTCAAGTTAATGGTAGATGATGAAATACAGAACTTTAAGTAAAAAGGAAAATGATACTGCGCTCATACGAATAGTCGATGAGCTTCTTAAGCCACTACCCACTGCAGGAAAGAAGCGTAAAGAAGACTGGGAGAAAGGTTGGGGGCAGAATCTAAAAGAGGGTGACATAATACCTCGGTACTTTGGAAAGTATAAGATAAACCGACTTAATGGAAAATTAGTCTATGCACTATCGAAGAATTACGAAAGGGAAGCATTGTATTCAATCCTAGACCCTTTATTCAAGAAGTATTCTAAAGGTTGTAGATACATACATGAGTTCGGGTGTGGTACGGGGCATAATCTTAAAAGAGCCGCAGAGATGACTAATTGCTGGCCGATTGGTTCTGATTGGGCTGAATCATCTCAGAAGATAGTGAGGAAGATGGGATTCAGTGCGACCAATTTTGACTTCTTTAATCCGAACATGGGAGTTGAGTTCTATCCCGACACCTGTGTATATACCGTTGCCGCACTTGAACAGGTCGGGACTAAGTATAAGAAGTTCGTACAGTATCTCTTGAATGAAAAATACTATGATGGGCCTAAAAATAGGAATAAACCTATAGTAATTTTCCATGTCGAGCCTATAGAGGAGCTTCTTGACCCGACAAATCTACTAGATTACCTCTCTTTAAAGTATATGAAGAAGAGAAAGTATCTATCTGGCTACCTGACTTATTTGCGAAAGCTTGAAAAACAGGGTAAGATACAGATACTTGAAGCACGACGCTCTGGCATTGGTTCGATGTTCATAGATGGGTACTCAATAATCGCATGGAAACCACTCTAAAAAAGCTTAGAAATAGGATACTTGAAGTCGCCCTCCGTGATGGAATGGGACATATTCCGTCTGCCCTTTCAATACTCGGCATAGTCTGGGAACTATACGACAAAATAATGACTAAGGATGACCAGTTTATTCTTTCTAAAGGACATGGCTGTATGGCTTTATACGCCGTCCTAGAGGAGAAAGGTCTATTAGACTGGTCTACTAAGCTTTGGGGACATCCGAAGCGTGGCGGGGCTATTTTGGCCTCTACAGGTTCATTGGGACACGGGTTGCCAATGGCAGTAGGGCTAGCTTTGGCCAAAAAGATAAAAGGTGAGGTCGGAAAGGTCTATTGTCTCATAGGAGACGGTGAGTGCAATGAGGGTACGACATGGGAGAGTTATAATTTAATGAAGTATCTTAGATTAGATAACCTTAAAGTCATTGTTGATGACAATGGCACTTCCTTGTTTGACCAAATTAAGTTTCCAGAGTTTGAATATCGTAAGACGATAAAGGGAGATGGCGTCCCGTATCTACAAGGTCGAGAGTGGCACAATAAGAAAATAACAAAAGAAGACTATGAGAAATGCCTTTCCTAAAATAGTCATGGATATAATGGACAAGGACGAACGAGTAGTCGTCCTACTCGGTGATATTGGTGTCCATGCCTTTAGAGATGTGTTCGCCAAGTACCCTACTCGTTGCTATAACACGGGGATTTGTGAGCAATCTATGGTCGGTGTTGCCGCAGGCTTAGCTATGGCGGGATTTATTCCGATTGTCCACACCATTTCTCCTTTCCTAGTAGCCCGTGCCTATGAGCAGATACGAGATGACTTTGGATTCCAAGAATTAAATGGGACTTTTGTCGGGGTAGATGTATCGGGTAATAATTATGGCCCGACCCATGAGTGTCCTGAAGACTTAAGTCTAATGTCTTACGTTAAAGGAATGACTGTATATGCTCCTGAAAATGCTGAACAGTTCACCGAACTTCTTGAATCTCAGTATGGAAAACTTAATTACTTTAGAATCAAATGAATGAACTCGAAAAGATAAAGGAATTGGCAGAGATTCCAATGACAGACGATAAGACTACTAAAAGAGTGGAGATTATCATGCTAAAGTTTAAGGAGAATTGGGAAGTCATCGGTGAAGCCATACGCCGAATCATCGCAAATACAAATTATCCCTATAAACTTACTATATTCGATAATAGATTAAATACGGCCAACACATCTAGGGCATGGAATAAGTTAGTTAGTGAATCCACTTGCGATTATGTCCTTATTATTGATTCTGACGCCTATATTCCAGAGGGGATTGGGCCGTGCTGGTTGGGAAGAATGATGGAAAGCATAGATGAGACTGGACTAGTTATTCCTGTATCAAATCTAAGTGGAGGCCAAAGCCAAAAGGTTGGTGGTCCTAAGATATACCCTAGTACGACAAGAAACCGAGGTATATGGAGCGGATACTGCTTTCTCTTTAAAAAGAGCCTGTATGAGCAATTAGGGCCATTTGATGAGAGATTCTACCTTTACGGGCAGGATTCAGAGTGGGCGCATAGGTCAAAGAAGACTGGTGGGGCAGTCATGCGGGAAGATGTGTGGGTAAAGCATATCGGAGGTTACTCAATGGAGAAGAATGAGAACAAAGATTTTGATAAGATGTACGCACGTAAACTATTTCAATACCTATGCGCTTAAATATCGGCTGCGGCCATGATAAAAGAGAAGGATTCGTAGGACTAGACATATCACCTGATGTTGGAGCAGATATTGTGTGCGATATAGAACAAGGTATACCACTTAAAGACAATGAGTGTGAGGAAGTAATCTGCCTCGATGTTTTAGAACAGATGAGTAGCGCAAAGGCATTTGTATTCGTTATGAACGAGCTGTGGCGCATAACTAAGTTGGGGGGCTCGGTTCATGTCCGTGTCCCTAATGCAAAAGACATTTGTGCTTTCCAAGACCCTATGGATTCTCGTCATTTCACCGAGGAGACATTTACTTATATGGGATTCAAGCACCAAAGATACGAACGGTACGGAAAACATTACGGGTTCAAACCGTGGGTAGTCGGGATAGTGGAGAATGGGGCGCAGATTCGATTAATATTAAATCCAGTAAAATGAATCCTAAACGAGTAGCATTGATACTTGCAGACTGGCCTTCGTATGAGCTTTTCTGTCCCAACTTTCGAGGTATGCAGGACGGTCTAAAAGAAATGGGGATAGAATACAAGCTTATCTCTTGCCGTCCCGAATTAAACGTACAGGCAGTAATAGACTATCAGCCTGATTTGGTCGTGTACGGACTACTAGATATGGTTAAGAATAAGATTTGGAGAAACAAGATTCGTGAAGGACTTCCTAACGCGAAGATAGTTATGTGGTACGGCGACCTGCGAGATGATTTCACGGGACAAATCGGTGCAGATATGTCTGAGATTGACATGATGTTCGTGTCGAATAACGCCCAGAATGAATACTATGAGAAGAAGTGGAAAGTTAAGAAGTGCCATTTTCTTCCGTTGGGTTGTTCGAGGTACAAACCAAAGTATAGGGAGGATTTAGACTTTCCTTTTGTATTCGTGGGGGCGAAGATTACAGGTTCATGGTTCGTCAATCGTGCCAAAGAGATAATAGACCTAGAGAAAGTAGGTTTAAAGGTCATAAATGCCCCTGCGGATAGAGCCAGTAACCTTAGGGCACAGATTATGGAGCAGATACCAGAGCTTTACCGCTCCTCTAAGGTTGTTCTAGACATATCCCACTTTACCGACATAGACGGGTATACTTCTAACCGTTATTGGGTCATTCCTGCTTCCGGTGGCTTTGCTTTGACTAAAAGATGGCCTGGTTGCGAGGATTTCTACCCAGAGGGAACAAGGGTTTACTTTGATACCGTTCAAGAGGCTATAGAGAAGTTCAAGTATTACATGGAACACGAAGATGAAAGAGAAAAGATACGAAAAGCTGGATATGAACAGGCCAAGAGACATACTTACCCTAATCGCTGGAGAGTGATGTTTGACTATCTGTACGGATAAGGTAAAATACAGTAGTCAGCAGGTAATAACCATGACGGCCAGAGTGCCGTCTTTTTTACATATACATGAGCCTTGTATTCAATGGAGACCCCAACAACCTAGATATATGCACACTCGCAGATAAGTTGGCGGGAGGCCAGAATGACAACAATTTCCCTCTCGCGGATAAGGCCATGTATGCGAATATGGGTATGCGTATCCTTTGGGGAGATGCCTTTATAGCCTACGGGGGTTGGGTTTACGATGACTCTAACCGCACAGACCTTCCTGAAGCTACGGCAGACCTAGTATCAGGTCAGCAGTTCTACGGGCTTCCAATAACAGACATGTCTCACCTCATTGGAGTTGAGTTTAAAAATCAAGGTGGCACATGGATTACTCTCGTCCCAATCACAGTCGAAAAGATAAAACAGAATGGCTATGCGGAAAGCGAGTTCTACAAGACAAGCTCCACTCCTTTATTCTATCGCCCGACGGCCACAGGAATAAAACTTTATCCTCCTGCAAACTATTCTCAGGCATCATCACTCCGTATCCATGTCAGCCGTGACATAACGACATTCACGCCGACTAGTACTAACACCTCTCCTGGATTTGACCCGTTATTCCACGAAGGAGTATCGCTTTACATGGCACTCCGTCACGCACAGGCAAAAGGACTTGGTGTAGCAGGTGGAACGCTCCGTGGGGGATATAAGACAGGACTTCTATCGGATTGGTTCGACTTCGAGGATAGATTTAAAAGACATTATGCAGAGAGATTTAAACAAATGTTCCCACCCCGACTTAGAGTGGTGGATTCGACTAGAGATTTTATGTAATTAAAATAACATGGCATCAACATTCAACAAATTCGATTATTTCGTAGAGGATATAACAAAGAAGATTCATAATCTTGGTTCAGACCAGCTTACCGTCGCTCTTACTGATACTCTTCCAGTTAGGACGAACCATGTCCTCGCTGATATAACTCAGATAAGCTACACGAACTTGGGTTCGAGAAACATTACTACTATCTCGGATAGCCAGACATCAGGGACACTTAACTTAAAATTGACTAGCTTTACAATCGCCGCTACAGGCACGGTTGCTCAGTTTAGGTATGTGGTTATCTACAACAGTACGGCAGCTAGCGGTAATCTTATTGGGTGGTTTGATTATGGGTCTGAAGTAAATCTAACTAATACCCAGAGCCTCTCAATCACCTTCGACGGAACAAACGGACTTCTAAGCATCGCATAATATGGCTATTGCTCTTGATGCTGCAACTAGGTCAAACGTGGGAAGCGGCACAACGCTTTCATTCTCTAAGACCTGCACAGGGAGCAATTTGATATTGTTCTTTAACATTGTTATTGGTTCAACATCAGACCTAGTGACTGCCGTAACCTACAATGGTGTTTCAGCTTTTGGAAATCTAGTCCAAAAACAGAATGTTTCAGGGTTTACCTATCTATTTTATCTAATAGCTCCAGCGACAGGTTCTAATACGGTTGTGGTTACAACAAGCGGTTCTACGGCAATTACTTGCACAGCTATCTCATATACGGGGGTAGACCAGACTACGGCGATAGGCGAGAGTATTCTTGTTCCCGCCACAGTCCAGAATCCAACAACCACCCTGACTGTAACTCATGCCAATAGCTGGATGATAACAGTGGCCGCATCTACTTCGGGAGTATTGACGGCAGGAACAGGTGCGACAATCCGAGACACTTCCACAAGCGAAAATACATTCGATAGTAACGGGGCTTTGGCTATTGGTAATCAGTCGATGACTATAAACAACTCAGGCGGAGTGACAGGAATAATCATGGCGTCATTCTTTCCTGTAGGTTCTCTATCCATCGCACTTTCAACAGGAGTCTTTGTACTAACTGGTCGTAATATAACCTTGGCAACATTTTGGAATATAACCATGTCAGTGGGAACTTTCATTTTAACGGGCGTGTCCACAACATTGTCTGCTGCCGCAAACTTGTGGACAAATACTGCAAAGAATATAACTTCATGGACTAATTCTTCAAAGTAATGGAAGACCTACAGAAACAAATCAACGAATTGAAAGCAATACTTGAGGCTTTGAACTCGGCTAATTCTATTCCCTTGAAGATAGACCAAGCCCTAGTTGGCCGAGGATTTATAAAGACAATTAAACTCACTGGTATACTTAAAGCAAATGGAAACTCACCTCTGACAGCTATAACCCCTTTAAGTGGAACTAAGATTTATTATGTCGCAGATTCGAGTGGAGGCTCGACGACAAGGAAACTCACCTTTGTAAACGGTGTATTAACCGCAGAAATATGATTAAACTACCTCCAGAAACATCTCAGACGTGGGAACAGAATAACCGAAGCGATACTTTGGGAACTCTTTGGTCGTCATTCAATCTTAACTTGACCGACCAGCTCGGCAAGACCAAAGTTACCCAGAGGTTGATTATAACTACCAACGGTATTACTAATCTTGGTTGCCCTGTGGCCTTTAAGCAACTCGGTACGAAAATATACACGGTGGCGGGAAGCCGTACATTCATAAACCCAGGAACTAAGACTGAGACCGCTTTTGTGGAAGATGTGAATACTTTAACTTCTTGTTCTTCTGACTATTCCGACCTAGAGATTTATAACTCAAAGATATGGACGACTTCAGGACAGGGACTCTATTGGTCTTCCGGTGGGTCGTGGACGCTCATAGATACAGGAGGTGGAACAAGCGGACTTACTTCAGGTACAGCACACAAACTTCTTTCATTTTTTCACACAAACCTAATTTATGTAGCAGATGGAAACCGAGTCCGTGGAACAGACGGAAGTGCTGCAACCCTGCCAACTTCAGGAGCGAATACATATACTTTTGGAAGTAGCCTCTCTGGATTGAATGTCGTTTCGCTTCTAGCTGTTGATGACCTAATTTGGATTCTAACTACTAACCCAGTAGACCAGACTGGATATGTCGTCACTTGGGACGGAACGACAGCAGACACACCTACTAAAATCATACCCCTCGACTCTCGTGGTGCTTTGGCTGGAATAGTCAAAGACGGTACGGTTTACATAATAACGATTGATGGTAAACTCCAGTTTTATAATGGACAGACTTTTGTGAATGTTAAGAATGGTTGGCTGCCAGTCTCATTTAGGAAGTATCTTAAAAATCCTTTCGGAACAAATAATACATCTAACGATAGGTGGATTCACCCTAATGGAATCACCCTTGTAAATGGCAAGATAAATATCCTAGTTAATAACGAGAACTATGATAATGGGACTACGATAAACGAGAATCTTCCATCAGGAATATGGGAGTATGATGAGACTATAGGTTGGTATCACAAGAACTCTATCTCCCTGTTTGATACTGCCGTCGGTACGGTCTCAGACTACGGTCAGAACCGAGTATCAAGAGTTGGTGCATTATGTAATCTTAGAACAGACAACAATTCTGCCGATAGTTATGTTGGCACGCTTCTAGTCGGAGCAAATTACTTTAGCGGAAGCGGCTCGACGGCAGTTAGTGCGATATATACGAATGACTCACTTGATACGGTGCAGAAACATGGTTACTTGGTAACGACAAAGATACCAGCTAAAAATGCCCAAGACTCATGGCAGAAGTTATTTATACGAATCAAGCAATTACTCAATTCAACAGATGAGATTATAGCTAAATATAGAGTAGGGGATGCGACTTCAACTGAGATTTCGCTTACGTGGAACTACGCAACTAGCTTCACAACTTCGACTGATTTGAGTAACTATGTAGGGTATGAAGTCGAAGGTTTACAAGGTGCTGGCTCTGGAAGGACTGCCCATATAACCAAAGTAGAGGCGATGGCAAGCCAATTCATCGTGACGATAGACGAGACATTAGGTGCTTCGTCTGGCACAGGAAAAGCCCGTATCCAAAATTGGTCTAAACTAGATTCGACCTCAGACCAAGTCATGAATCTTATCCAATTCGGGGACATGGGAAACTCGACATGGCTGCAGATTAAGCTTTGTATGCTGTACACAGGTAACGATGAGTTGTATAATTTAATAGTAGATAACGGCGTATTCCAATAATATGAACCCAACACTTAATCCAGGCCAGGCGACTTTCTCCCCACAAGGCGGTACAGGGGGATATGTTAATTCGCAGGGCGTCTATACTAACGGAGGAACGCCAGCCCAGACCGCCGACTCATCTGCACAAGGAACTGCCCCGATTAAGGTGAATACCACTATAGACGGAGGTTCGCTTGGAGGAGTCCAACCGTTCACTACTCCTACCCCGAACCCATCTTCTACAGCACAAAACTCTCTTGGCGCAGCTGTAGCTCCTGCTATTCCTAGCGATGACCCTAACCGTACAAATGCGCTTAATAGCCTTCTTGGCTTGGAAAGCGGACAGAATAAAGGACAAGACCAAATCGACCAAGAATCTGCCGCAGGTGTTCCTGATAAACTTAAAGTGGTCAATGCTCTCGATGCTAGTTCGATGAGCACGGCAAAACACTATGATGACTTGATTCAAAATGTCCGAGACTCTGCAAAAGGAGTAATAGACCAGTCAGGAATACAGGATAAGATTGACGTTCTAACCCGTCAGAAGAACTCCGACCTCGCCAATATCGCTATACAAAAGAGCGTAGCAAATAATGACTATACAGCAGCCGTTAATATTGCAACAAAGAAAGTGGCCGCCGATACCGAAGGACAGCAGAATAAGATTAACGCTCTCAAGGACTATATCCAGAATATAGACTCGTCTCCTGCTGAGAAAGCTAAGATGACTGCTGCTGCTAACGCACAACAAGCCCAGTTGGATGCCCGCAAGACAGCGGCTGACTATGCACTTCGCACAGCTTCGCAAAATGGAGCAGACGCAAAAACTTTAGCAAAAATCGGAGCGACTGCCGCAGACCCTAATGCGACTATTGCCTCAATCTATAGCGCAGGTGGAGATTACATGCAGACTAAAACCCCGAAGTCACCTGACTTGGTACAAAGTGTCGCAGGAGGAACTTACGAACCAGTAGATACTACTCAGTGGTCTACTCCGCAGAAAGCAAACACAGGAAATCCAGCATGGGGAGGTCTTTCATACAATGGTCTTCTTAACGATGCCAAGCTCTATCTTGGTAACAATGGAAAGATGCCTTCACTTGGCCTGGGAAGCAAAGATAGTGTGGTGAACGCCCGTCTTGCAATCCAAAACTTCGCAGGACAACTCGCCGATTCTATGGGTCTTGATACTAACCAGTACACAGCTCTAGTTAAGGCTAATTCAAGCGCAGCTAAACAGATTATCGAGCGTGTCGCAAAGGTTGAGACCGTTTCTGCTGCTCTTACTTCTCAATTCCCTCGCCTCGCAGATTTGGCTAGTAAGGTTCAGAACCTCGGTATACAGGAATCAGACCTTAACGCAGGAAAGACGGCTCTTACAAGGAAGTTCGGTTCAGTCGATGCTGGAAACTATATTGAACTCATAAACACGGTTCGTGGAGATTATGCTTCACTCCAAGCCTCTTATGCAGGCTCAAGAGGCGGACAGTACTTCGCCGCAAAGTCTGAGGACGCTATCCCGCTTGGACTTTCACCTGCCCAGTATCTTGGAATCATGCAAACTATGCAGAATAGCGCAGCAGCAGCTTCTTCCGCCACACAAGGTGAAGCTAATGACCTTGTTAATAGTATAGGGTCTCCCTCTACTGGAAGCTCAGCCTCTACTTCAAGTTCTTCAGGGACGACAGTTATGACTGGCCCTGATGGAAAGCAATATAATGTCCCTAATGACAAAGTAGCCGCATTTAAGGCTGCTGGAGGAAAATAATATGGCATTTGACCCAACACAATTTGGTGCGACACCAGTAACAGGAAGCTTTAATCCTTCTGATTTTGGAGCAACTGAGATAAGCTCTCAACCAAAAGTGGATACTTCGCAGATGCCACGCTCAAGACTGACTGGAAACTATTCTCCATCTCAACCAGGAGGCCTTAGAGAATATCTTGATGAAAATACAGGACAATATGTCCCTGAAAATCAGGCATCAATAGGACAGAAAGCAAAAGCATTAGCTGAGACCTTTCTTGACCCTGCCGCAAAAGCCTTAGGTTCTGCCGCTAAAGTCCCCCAAGATATAGTTTCTTCGATAATGAACCACCCTACTTCAGATTTTCAAATGAAGTTACCGTCAGGGAAGACCTCTAGTACTATCCAGCATGAGTTTGAGACACAGACAATTCCTGATGTCACTTCAGGGAAGACAAGCCCTCTAGCTGGAACGGCAGATGTAGTAGGACAGACCGTTGGTGGTGCGGCCACATTTCTTGGAGGTGGTGCAGCTAAAGAGGGAGTCCAAGCTGGAGCTGATACTGCGGCAGATATAGCTTCATATATGAAAGGAAGACTAGAGGGGGGCGATAAGACTTTTGAATCAGCACTTAAAGATGTAACGCCAAACTTCGAAAAGGCAACACCGACTGAGAAAGGAAATCTTATATCCCAACCAGCCGTTAATGGTACGCCTAGAGTACAAGAAGGAGGGTTCTTTAGTGGAAGAAGTGTAACCTCCACTCCCCACGAAGCAGAAGTTGCTAATAAACTTTCTACAATTCCAGGATATAAACCCAATATGACCGCACTGGATAAGTCGAACCTTGTTAACGACCAGATTGCTAAAGAGGGTAATCAAATGAGGGCTTCTCTACAGAATGAACCGTTCATAGCTCCGCCAAAAGAAATAGTCAGTGTGGTAAGAAAAGCAGTAAATGCCGTCCCACAAAATAGTCTTCTTCTTCAAAAGTCCGACCCTGTAATAGCGAACTATCTTAGGGTCGTGAATAATTCGGCTTCGAATATGACTGGAAATCTTGAAGGTGTCCTTAACCTTAAGCAGACCCTTGACGCTGCTTACGAGAACGCTAGGGGTAAACTAGCCTTTGGTTCAGACAGTTCATCTGCACTTGATGAGGTACATACCGCAGCTCGTGACGCACTTACTCAGTATATGATTAAGAACGCCCAGAATACGAATGTAAAATTAGCCCTCCGTTCTCAGTGGTTACTTTATAAAGCTTCTGATGTCATCACTAAGAAGGCGGCTAAGGAAGGTACTTCGGGCGCAGAGAGGCTTCTTGATAGCCACCCTGTGTTAAAGACGGGAGTTGGAATAATTAAGAAAGCAGTACCATTCGGGCTTGGTGCTCATATCGTCCCGTAGTCAGGGCAAATCTTATGAAGAAAGACTCCGATAAATAAGATAATGAGAAAAGCCACAGTATCTTAACTCTACCATGAAAGAACTAAACCCTCAACAGAAAAGAAAGGCAAAAAGACTGGTAAAGTTCACCCAAAACAAAGATAGGGCTGTATTTGACGACCTTAACTTCCTAGAAGACTCAATTTTAGAATTAAAAGATTTAGTCGCTAACCTTAAATTGGAAAAGGGAGACAAGGGTGATTCTATTCAAGGGGAACAGGGTGGAAAAGGAGAGGTTGGTGAAAAGGGAGACAAAGGCGATACTGGTGAGCGCGGAGCAGATGGCTTAAACGGTAAAAATGGTCGAGATGGTAAAGACGGTAAAGATGGGCGTGATGGTTTAGATGGAAAAGATGGTCGAAATGGAATCGACGGAAAGGACGGGATAAACGGTAAAGATGGCTCGCCCGATGACCTTAACTCTCTTAGAAAAAAACTTGACCCCGTTTTTAAGGAGATATATGAAGGATTAAGAGGCAAGAACTATGGAGGTTTTATTGAGACTCAGGTCAAAGCTGGTTCGAATGTCTCTGTATCGAAAGACGCTTCGGGAGCATGGGTCGTATCTTCTACTGCTTCTGGTGGTGGCTCAACTCCCATTACACTCCTATCAGGCGGTCTTGGACAAGGAACCTTCGTTTGGGCTTCTGCCCCTAATATCATTTTCATAGATGGGGTTGCCACCCAAAAGACCTCAGTAAATGGAACAAGTAACTGGACTGGTACTACAACGACAGTCCTCCAACAGACTTGGCCGACCCAGGATATATTCGCAATTTAAATGTGGTATAATACTGTCATGCTAAAAAAACTCCTTATTACTTTCGGAATAGTTGCCTTATCGTTATCATTTATTCAGCAGACCGTATCAGCCGCCACTATCCCCTGGACTTCAACCTCTACAGCTACCAATTGGGCTTCGCTTAACTCAGTCATGGGCGTCCAACAGACTGCCGTAGCTCAGAACTATATAGCCACATCAACAACTGCTACCAATAGCTTCGCTGGCCCAATGACTGGAACGACAGCTAACTTTAATTCCACCATGACGATAGGAGGTGTCGTTAAGGTCGGAACAACTAATTTCTCATCGGGTGTAGATGTTACCTTGGGACAGGGTAGTATTCCAGTCTCTAACCCGTCTCAGCTTCAACTCAATTCTCTCTATACTTCGTTCGGTTCACTGGTAGGCTATCCTCTTCTTGGTGGCAATTGGTTCTCAAATGGGGTATGGGGTATTGGCCCAGCGACCCAGACATCAGACAATACTTTAAGGTTGGGATATAGTTCTGTCGGCTCATCATTTGACCAGCCATTCGACCCTGACCAGACGGCCATGCTCGTGGCGATTGCAAGCAGCACTTATGGGCAAAACGCTACCATTAGAGGCACGGCGTCTTCGACGAACGATATCGTTTCTTCTCTCGGCAAGCCATCAGGAACATTCGTCGCTGCTGACCCGACAGGTAAGCTCATAGCCACTACGACCCCATCAGGCGGCTCATCTTTCGCCTATCCATTCGACCGCCTCACTAACTATGGCACTACCTCGGCCGCTACCACGACGCAGATATGGGCACAGAATGGCCTCAATGCCTCTTCAACGAGCCATTTCGTCAACGCCTCTTCGACCTCACTGTCTTCAGCGAGCATCTATGACACATCGCTTGGTCAAGGATGGCTCTACACGCTCGGGGGCGTGAACAACGCTATCCTTTCATCGACTTCTCCGACAATCGCCTATCTCACTTCAACGTCAACGGCCACATCATCTTTCCAAGGACTTATAACTACGGCTACAGACTATAAGATAGGCCTTGGAGGTACGACAGATTTGAATGGAGGCTATTCAATGCAAGATTCGACTGGTCTTAAGTTGAGCTTCCTGCCGAGCCAATATAATGGCTGTAACGGATTTGGTCTCGATAATAAAAACGGGCATGACACTAGCACCGGATTCAACGGATTCTTGATGGAGAATTGTCGCGATTTCGGCAGCAGCCGTGGTCTGGTCGACTTCGCATGGGCGGCTTTGGCTCCGTCCGGAGGTTCAATCCTTAAATCAGTCCGTCTTGAAGTGCGTTCGGGCTTCGTAAAGACGCCATGTGTCATAGGCACTATCCCAAACTCAGAGCTTCAATTCGGTTCTACGAACATCTACATCGGAGGATTCGGCAACCAGCCGAACCTGTTTCTTGGTTCATGCTTCTCAGCAGTCACTACTGGCCTCTCGATAGGACAAGGCATGTCTCCGACAGCGCCTCCGACCAATGGCCTCTTTGTGCAATCGAATATACAGACGAATGGCTCTGTCATTGCTACGGGAGCAGTGATAGCAAACGGCAACGTCCAGTCAAGCTCGACCATTATGGGCTATCAGCTCGGCATAGGAACAACGACCCCTATCATCTCTGCTGAGATAGCCCCTATCCATCGAAGCAACACCGTCGTAAACTCATATACCGATTCACCTTTCTCGACCACATTCTCCACTTCCCATACGCCGATTGATGTCGGTAGCGTGAGCGGAACATATGAAGATTCAGCCTGTAGCTTTGGAACAGATACTTTCTCCGATAATGGAGATGGTACGCTTGGAAGCAATTGCGACGGCCATATCGTAGCGAATATCAACTATACGACTGGCGCAGTAGATAGCTCCCCGTATCTGAACGAACAGATAGACACGATTAGCTACACGATAACAGTCACGACCAACTGGATAGATTCAACCGCCCTCCAAGTAGACGCCGACATCATCGCTCTAGGAACGACGACCGCTTCGAAATTCGTAAAGACAGGAGGTACAGGAACCCAATTTCTTATGGCAGATGGTACGACTGCTGCATCTTCAACGATATACACTTCTACGGGAAGCAAATTAAGTGTCGCTACTACCACAGCCACAGGCGTTCTAAACCTCGGTAAGAATATAGGCACGACTAACTCCTCCTCAACAGTATTCATGTCAAAAGTACAGTTTGACGGGTATAACTCTGCTGGAGTGAGGACTTGTACTTTTCTTAATGCTTCAAATGTAATGACGACTATTAACGGAGCGTGTATAAATTAAAATGATTACCAAAGAAGAAGTAAAAGATATTGTCGAGGACGTGGTGTTCAAATCACACTCATCAGTCGCCTCCGTTACTTCTAACGCCTTTGGGGAGATTAAAAGGGACATAGCACTCATAAAAAAGGACCTCCAATACATCAAAGAGGATAATAATCGCAGGAATGGGGCGTTTGTGAAGGCTGTTGAGGGATTCACTCAGAAGATAGAGAACCTAGACGCATACCGAAGCTACACGACTGGGGCCGTGGCAGTAATAATCCCCATCGTAGGGTTTCTGGCTTACGAGGTAATCCACCTTCTCCAAGAGATTAAAACCCTATGAATGACGATTTCATGACAGTCAAAGAGGGTGAAAAACAGGCGAAGATTCTGCTAATAGTCTTCTTTGGAGTTGTCGCTTTTATCCTCATAGTCTGTGCTATTTTAATCCTATGAAATTCACACTCCAATACCCGATAAAGCCAATCATCGTAACCCAACATTTCGGGGAGACGGCTAACCTTGCTTACTACGAGGCGGCGGGGATTAATTTCATCGGGCATAATGGAATAGATTTCCATGCTTATCATGGGCAACCTATTTATGCAGCTCACGATGGTACGGCCTATTACGAGATAGACCAGAGCGGGGGACATGGGGTGATAATCGTCACTAACGATGAGTACGACTACAAAGGTGGTCAGGCCTACTTCAAATCAATTTACTGGCACATGATTGATTCATCGAAAGAACCCCAATTTAAATCACCGATAGAAGGTTACAGCTTTCCTGGAAATGGAATACAGGTTAAGACTGGCGACTTGATAGGCTACGCAAACTCAACAGGCCTATCCACAGGTGACCATCTTCACTTCGGTCTTAAGCCGATGTTACTTGCCTATCCATCAGACTATACGAACATAGAACAGAATAATGGCTATATGGGAGCAATAGACCCTACTCCATACTTCCCAAGACACATTTTCAATACTGACATGAACTACGGGGAAAATTCCCCTGAAGTCTCTGCCTTACAGGACTATTTGATACAAAATGGCTTTATGACGCCCATACCCTCAGCTCAGTATGGCATATATGGGCCTAAAACGGCCTCAGGCGTGTTTCTTTTCCAAAAGACGTATCAGGTATCGAACCAGCTCGTTTTGGCATGGAATAGGGGTAAATACGTCGGCCCACTTACGAGGAAATTCCTGAACTCTGTTTAATTGTAAATCTCAAACTGAACCGAAACTGCCGCAAAATATAGCACGCAGATTACATCGGTTCGGTTTAAGGTGTATAATACAGGTGAAAGGCTCTTTATGACCTATAAATGTCTTAACTGCGGTTTTGACTTTGGTTGCAAATCTTTGCCTGTCGAGAGCGAGAAAGGAAACTTCTGTTCCGAGGAGTGCTTCGTGGAGTTTACTTACAAAGAACCCGCCCAGCTGTTCTTGTTTTCATTCCCCGAACCTATCTATCCGATTGGAGGTGCTTAACTTGAGACAGGCATACGCTTATTGCAGCCAGTGCCAACAGACATTCCCCCGCTCATGGTTTCAAACCCATGACGCGACAAGGAAAAACGGCCACGACTTTTGTTCAACAAAGTGTTGTGGAAAGTATCAACCAAATAAAACACACGAGCTGTTTCACATAGCGGCTCTGACAAGGAGGTGATTCATCTACTGAGAGGCTTATCACCTCTCTTTTAGTAATTGGTAATGAGGGGGCTACTTTGCTTCGTTCAGGTCTTCGATAATCGAATCAAACCATGCTTCTGGGCCGCTTTCAGAATAGTTCTCTCCTTCTCTCCAAAAACGGAGTTTATATACTTCTGCAGCTATATCAGCAATTATTTGTTTTAAGTCTCTGGTTTTCTTCATATAGTGTCTTAATTAAGGAACATACCAATAATCACAGCCGTTATGATAGAGCCAAATGCGAAGAAAATGAGTGGTGTAAGTGCTGATTGTCTCATATCTATATACCTATTAAGCTGATAAAAGGGTCTTAAATATCCATACAGTTCTGATAATCACACTCATCGCATACAGTGTGGTAGGCGTTTGGGTCGTTCCCCACATCGTTGGCATACCCATTAGGGCGGTATGAGACGCTCAATTTTTTCTTGCCACATACCTCACATTTCATGCCCTCAGGGTGTTCTTTTTCTAATACAGACTCTCTGGTCATAATGATATGTATTTAGGTAATTTTGTTAAGACGTGCGAACTCACCGAACAACTCAACAGCCTTATTATTGTAGGCAATAGCGGCTTCTTTCTGCGTCTTGTAAATCCCTAGAAAGTAATGGACACCGCCTTTGTTTATCTGAGCAATTATATGCTTCTTGTTACCCTGATAGGTAACGCCTTTATATTTACTCCAAGACCTTTTATTCTTCTTTCGATTAAATCTATTAGTTCGACAATCAGACAGCCTTAGATTTTGTCTGCGGTTATCGAGAGTGTCGCCGTTGATATGGTCAATCTGAATCTTCAGGTCTTTGACTCCCATGATATGTCGGTGCATCAGGAGACGCAAATTAGGGCATCGGGCGTAGTAAACATTGACATCTCCAAGATGTTTTGACCAAGTGTATTTCGATAACTCACCATAGTCGGCATCGTCTACTAAGGCCCACAGTGGCTTTGATGCTCCTTTCCTGTGCCCACCTAATTGAATCTTTTTCATCTTGATTTGATAAGGGCTTTCTTATAAGACCATTTGTATCCCTGGCTGCTAATGTAATCTCCGACACAACATCTACCGACACCCTGTCTATCGAATCCTACCTTATAGACTGAGCTGAGGCTCTCGTGTGAAGCGACTAGCTTTCCCTCTAAGGTGAACTGATATACTCGCTTCCATAACATTCTCTTTGGTTTGCCGATTTGGGCACTGCTAATTTTTTCCTTGACCTCTTGTGTCCTCGGTATGCCCGTAGTCGCCTTTGCTGAGTTTATATAAGCTATAGGCACTAACTTCCTACCTTTAAGCGCTCTCCTCATCTTTGCCCCGAAATCAGGCCGTATGTCGTATTTCGTATGGCACTGCTTACATAACTGCATGAAGTTTTCTATCTTGTAGGCATACCTCTTACCTTTAATTTTAGCCCACTCAAATCTCTTGCTTATGCCCAAGCACCCTCTTTGTTCGCAATGGTCTGCTTTTCCATAGTGGTATCGAATCCAATAATGGAGAGAACTATGCTTTCCATTCCGATACCTCAGGTTAGTTTTTGGTATTCCTGACATGGTTAGATTCTATCACCTCACGACAATCTTTGCAACATAGCTCGATGATAGCCTTGCGTTCCTCCTCACGAACCATTTTATCGCCCTCAATAAGCTCATCTGTGGCGTCGGTGTATCCATCTGAGTATCCAGTCGCGTAGCCCTCCTCTTTGGCGGTGGAGAGTTCGGAGCGGATGAAAGATTTTATTAAATCGAATCCGTCAAGCTCACCATAGGTTATATGATTTACTGCCTCCATGACGATAGAATCCATAAACTTCTTGTACCTCTCCTCCCATGAGGATTGAGGGGCGACCATTTTCGGCGACTGGCGGATATGGTTGGTTATTTCCTTACCAGATACATGGCAACGGCAAGAATTATTTATGCAATATGTCCTTGAACCCGTATAGTCCTCGGTATGGGAACATTTCTCACAGCATTTAGTATTCATGTTGGTTAGGGGTTATCTTTTCTAAAGACATTTTTAATAAATGAGATTATAATAAATATAGATGCCATTAAATCTTCTAATATGCTATTGGTGCACTCGTATCTATATTTTCTCATCTTATTTAATGTAATTACGCAGTTTGGATTGGAGATTCTCTAGAGCGCCGTTATAAGCACCCATTCCCGAGCCATCTCTCTCGTTCATTGGCAAATTTATTTTCACCCCCTCTATTTCCTCCACTATCGCCCCTATAAGTCCTTTCATGGATTGAGTGAGGTGGGATTTAACTGTATCAATATCGTCATGGGCGCATGACCTAGGATTCTCGTGTCCTTCGGTGAAGTGATATTCGTACAAAGGAATCTCAATAATAGATACAACTTTGTCAAACTCCTTCTCTTTCTCCGCTATGTATTTCTCTATTGGTGTCATGTTAGTAGCAGAATCTTAGATGGTCTAGCCAATAAATAACTCCTAGAAGGTCAACAAAACCCAAAACTACAAGTCCTATTCCAATTATGTTTATTACTTTTTTCATTTCTTTTTCTTAGTAGGGATAGTAAGGGTAAAAAGTTCAGTAAATCTCTGATTTGATTCTTTGGGCATTGACTCATATTTTCCAGCTATATCTTTCCACTGCTGTATCGTCTGTTCTAGATATTTTATGTATTCTTTGTCGTTCATATATTTACTATTAGGTTGGTAGGGATTGAAGTTCCTTAATCTTGTTCTTGTAATGTTCTATCTTTGCTTGGTACTCTTTCTTCGACCACTCTTTGGTGATTTTTCCCCCGTAATGAGAATCCTTGTATCGCTGTTCCAACATTTCAACTTTTTCCAGCCCGATTCTTTTAATAAGGCCAAGGCGATATTCGTGTTGGTGATTTGGGTTGAATCCGTTATCATACGAACATTCGCCATTAACATTTTCTTCGTCAAAGAGTAATCCGAAGCCGCAATTCCCAGCGGCAAGGTAATGACCTGCTTGGAGTTCCTTAAACTCTTTCCTTTGCCCGCAAGTGATGCATTTTTCATGGTTTGTATAATCTCTTAGACAGACATAATAAGCGAACACATCCCAAAACTTTGATTTAATGCCTTTGTAGCGACCCCTCCTAGTTATTCCAAGCTCGGTGTATATGCTCATTTATTTCTTTGATTGGTATTTGTTATCTTTATAGATATATCATTTCCTAGATTATCCCAATTGAGTTTCTTGTCCATGAGCTTCAGTACTTCGTATTCGCTCTGTGAGCCACTGCTTGATTTACCCATAAGATACGGGGTTCTAGACTTAGAGGGACGGGTGCTATTTCGTTTTATGTTTTTGGGGTTTGAACTCATTTTATTGGGCATTTAGGATTATCACACTTATCCCGAAAACAGAGTTTACAGTTCATTCTTCTCCCATTGTAATTACAAGTTGGGCATGAATGGTATTCTCCGTCCCATTCAAAAGGGCATTTTTCTGTTTCTTTCCTAATGTCGCTATTAGGAGCACCTATAGCAATGTGTCCGTTCGGTAATCTGTTAATCATAGTGAGCCTCGCATTTCTTCCATAGACATCTTGGAGAGAACCTTCGCTAACCGAATTGACTCCTCTATCCTCCCTATCTTTGCCTTTTGAAGATTTGCTTGTTTATTTACTTCCATTGCCTCGACTAAGACTTTGGATTTAGCTACTGTGTTTCCTAATGCTAGTAATGTTCCTTTCTCTTGGGCGACTTTCTGCTGTAGGTCAAATAGCTTTTCATGCTCTCCTGATAGAAGTACATTGAGCTTCATGGCTGCTTCGACCCAATCACTTGGCCCTATGGGGATTTTCTGTGCCACACAATGCTCCAAGTAATCGAGTATCGTGTCTATGTTTACAGCTTCTGGCATATTAGTCGAAAGATTGTACTTCCAAAGGAGGCAATTCGAGGCCGATTATCTTAGCAATATCGTACAAAGTACAAGCTGTGCCCCTATTTTCACCATCTGCGAATTGGTCATCACCATTACCCTGCGACCACATCGAAGTTCTTGCCCCATCGTGAGCGTCATAACTTTTTATAATGTATTCCTTTAGCTGTTCTGCAATTTTTGATTCCATATTATTTTAGTTTTTTGATTAAAATGGCTTATTATCTCCGTAGTTCATCTCCAGCCAGTTCTTCCATGAGAGTATCTGTGCCTTGATTGAAGCCTCCATTTCTCCTGGAGTGTGGAGCTTATAGGCGTCAGCGTAGAATGTAGTGACGATGAGCACAGCGTCCCTTTGGTGGGCGGCCAACTTGATAGCGTCATTCTTTCGGTCTTGGGCAACCTCGATATTAGCAGCTTTCTTGTCCATTGCCGCACCGATATTAGCCGCAGGACGCTTGTTATATGTTCCTGTAGTCTCCTCTTTGAACTTCCAGCCTACCTTTCCGTTATAGTCGTTAGCCGTGAGTTCACCTGTCAAAGTCTCTCCAACAGTCTTGTTTGAGGCGGGTGAGAAAAGAGTGACGTTTGAGAACTCTTGGTTGTGTTCGTTCTGTACTGTTGCTCTGGCGAAAGATGTACCTTTGGCCGATGTGAGCATCTCTATCTTTGTAATTTTGAATATCATTGGTTTAATTTATTTCTGATAATATTTTAGACATGCGGCGGGCAAAGATTTTATATCTGACTTACTGTACCAATCGTTTGTGCATATTTCTTTAATTTTATTTTCGTCTTTCTGTTCAACTGCCTCTGAGAGTTTAGAGAAATAGTGGAAGTCATAAACTAATCCGCCTATTAGACCGAACAACAGGAGGCCAAGAAGTGCCGAAACTATAATAGCGAATATTGTTTCCATGTTAGTCAAAATTATGTTTAATCATCTCCTCTCCGTTGTCTGAATTCTGATAATCTACTTCGATACCTATCTCTGCTAAGTCCTGTACCTTTGCCTCGGAGGGATATTTCCCTACGCTTATCATCTTCCTTTTAAGGAGAAGCCTTGCGGAGGGGTGGTGTCCGAATGGGTGTTCTAGCAATGCTCTTTCAACGGGTGATTTCATTTGTTTAGTATCTTATTGAGGATATCAAGGGCGGCCTCTGCATTTTTTTGCATCACCTTGATTGATTCGTTAATATTCTGTAGCTCATTGAGGAGTTCTTCGTTTGTTGCGTCATTCATATCAATTGAACTGTATGTTTCTAACGGAATCGCGGGCGAGCGACAATCGCTTTTGAGCTTTAATCTTCTTTAACTTAATGTTCGTATCCGCCAACTGTGCTTCTAGGTTCTCTTGCATTGCCTCTTGAAGTTCGGCGATAGCATCTTGTACCTCTTTTTGAGTAGTCATGTTAATCAGAGTTAGCTATTAACTTTTCCTCTTCTTCCTCTCTCTCCCTTTCTAGTTCAGGCCTTACTACGTTCTCTTGGTATGCTTCTTCGTTTGAATCATTCATATCTCTTTGGCTCGGTTCCACCCATTTCTAAAACCTATCTCAGTTTATCTGCGTTAGCAGTTAGAGAGAGAAAATGGGCAGAACGGAACAGGTTTTAGTTTGATAATTTACATACCTGATAATCAAAGCGAAGTGGGCCAGTTCTCTGACCTAGAACTTGTCCTGCTTACGCAGCATACAAGTGCTGGCCTGCATGTTAGAAAACCTGTTCTCGTCCCGTTGGCACAGGTCAGCCCGTATGCCCTGTTTCCGAGACGCACTTCATTTTGATTACCAAGCACTTGATAGAGAAAGTTCTGTAAACATGATTATTCGTTAGCTTACTATAGTGCCATAATTAGCATGTTATAAGCATACTAGCACGACTAAGCAATACGGAATTTCCGAATAATCTTCTCGCCGTATCAACCCGATAGCTTACAGAGTTTTCTCTACCAAGACTTTGTATCTGATGAGCAGACCAGCGGAGGCATGCCGATGAGTCCCCCATCGGTCGCCGTAGCGATGGACTCATACCCTCCCGTCTCGAATCGAACGAACGGGATACCCGCGGAGGTCTACTCACCAGACTATTTAATTGTTATCACGCTCTGGGATAGAAAGACGACATTCCCTTGACTGTCTAACTAACGAGTATCATGTGTTGGGTACTGTGGGAAAGGGTGCTGGGTTGCAACATAGGTTAGAGGTTGCACTTGCCGCTTTTTATTCAGCGTATATATCCGCCGCTTTCCTCTCGGACTAACCAGCCACAGTTTTCAACACACGAAACTAATCAGCCGATGTCTTAGTATCTTCGTCCTCCTGTCCAAGAGCATGATTACTGTCTGGTATAAATATAGCACATCTAAAAAGGTACACAAGTACCCCCATGTGGATAACCGACTTATGTACAACTAGTACCCCATATGTTAGGCTTAACCTATATCAGTAATAATAAAAATATGTCCAAGAAAGAAAACGCCACAGTAAGGATTAAGATTTTTCCAAAAGATTTGAAACAGATAAAGATTAGGGCAGCTAAGGCCGAAATGACCATTGGGGAGTTTGTGAGCTATTTACTTTCTATTAGCAAGATGTTTAATGCCTCACAGTATGAAAAAGACTGAAACTTTGAGAATAAAGATTTACTCGGTAAAAGGAAACTACGACGGAAGTCTTTACGGACTAGTAGATGTAGAAGCGTCAAAACTTGATTACAATTTCTGGTTTACATTACTGTCTGGCAAAGCCGTTCCAAATGCAAAGAAGATTAAAGAAAACAAATGAAGAAAGATTTACCACCAGAAGAAACATGGGATTGTCCTACCGATGACCCAGAGCAAATGTGTGAGACATGCAGAAAAATACACGATGTTAAATATCCCGAATCAAATGGAGATAAAAAACTTCCTCAATAAAGGATATAAGTTCCACCCACCTAGCGGGACTTTATTCCCTCTTGACCTACAGACAGCGGTTAAGGAGAAAGTATGCCCCCTATGCTTCTGCAAGTTGTATGAGATGAGGAATAGGAAGTACTGGTACTGTAAGTCAGTTCGGCATAAGCAGAGATATATAATTACCTCAGAGAAGTTGAGATGTTACAATTGAAGCGCAGCGAAGTGCAGTTTTGGAGACTAATCTTGCCCTTAGGGGCATTTTTAGTTATCCACTTTCTCTTAAGATATATATTTGTTATACTTAATCCTGTTCGTTTACAAATTAACCTTGCACCTTCCGTTTGCCTCCTACTTACTTGCAAGGTGGGTGGGTGGCGAACAGAGGGACAAACAACATGCCTAACATAGGTTTTAAGGACGAGAGTGGAGACAGAGAGCACTTTACGATTATTCCAAACTATATAGCTAATCATTCAACGGCGATAGACCAGTCGCTGTATTTTCAGATGAAGAAACACGCAGGTGAAAACGGCGAATGTTTCGTAAGTAAAAGGAATCTGATGAAGAAAATGGGTATAGGTAAAGCTACATTGAATAAATCAATCAAGTATCTATTAGACCACAAATGGATATGTGAAAAGGGGTTCAGGATAGTAAATACTGCTGGTGGAGAACAGGCTATCCAAGTCTACGGAATAAATAACATTTGGAAGATGAACAGCGACTATTACGATAAGCTTTACAAAGGTGAGTCCAATCAGACCCCCCTAGTCCAAAACAGCTCAAAGGTGGGTCTAGAACGACTCAGAGGTGAGTCTGAAACAGCCCCTAATAAGAACCATAATACTAATAAGATAAGTGAAGAAGACTTTTCTTTGGAAGATAAAGAGAAAAAACGCCAAATCGCACTTTCAATTAAGAGAAAGTTAGGTAAACTATAATTCGTGGTATAATCCCCCCTAGGTTCGATTACCATGCTTTAACCTAACTCAATGAATAACTATCCTAAACTTAACAGCGCGATACATACATTCCTTGCTACCTTCATCGTTTCAGTCCTCGCCCTCCTCTCTGCTATCCCTGCTGATTCAATCCTCTCAGCTCAGACGTGGACGACCGCCGCAATTCTCGGCATAATCACAGCAGCAGTCCGTGCTGGAATCAAAGCAGTTTCCCCTCTTAGCTAAAAATGCTGCCACTATTGGTGGCTTTAGGTTTATTGGCAAGTCAAACGATAACATCGTCTACTACGACCCAGAATGGCGTATATGAGGCCAAAGACCCAAAGCCGACTCTAGTATCGTCTTCTTCACCAAAACAGCTCCTAGAGGCGTACAGCGACTTATACGGGGTATCTTACGCCCAGATGTACTACACAATCGAGTGTGAGAGCAATTTTAACCCCAAAGCGGTCAATCCAAAAGACCCTAGTTATGGGATAGCTCAATTCGTTCCCTCCACGTTTTACAGATACGCTTCAGTGGCTGGGATAGAAAATCCCGATATAGATAACACAGCCCAACAGATTCAGCTCATGGCTTACATGTTTTCGATTCATCAAGAACATCAATGGACGTGTTGGCGCAATCTTTTTAATACCCCATAGAAATATGGGTAGAACGTCAAAGTCCGTCAGAGAGGCCTAGTCGAGGGCCTTTTTGTTTCCTTTCTAGGATATTAGAATCAAAAGGGTCTAGACCTAGTCGTGAACGCCAAACCTGTTTCTTCATTCTTTCTAGTTCCTTTTCTAGGCTTTCAAGGCACCAATTACAAATCATATTATTCTTTCTCTTGCTGTGATTTGTGGTGATATTACAGTAGTAACAGAAGCTCATCACTCTAGTATATGGGGAAAACTGGAATATTTCTACTCCAGTGTTTAAGCCCCAGTTATGTTAATCTGTCCCCAGTTTGTATATCTTCTTACCTGCTTTTGCACGGACACCTAACATGGCAATCTCCTTTCTACGTTCCTTTGAGAGCTTCTTAGCTCGTGCTTTGCCTCCGAGTGAGCCGAGAGCTTGGGCGTTTAAGTTTTTCATGGGTAGGCTATTAGTTAGATAAGTTTCAGAGCTGTGTAAATCCACGATACCACTTCCTTTGTTGAGCCACCGATATGCCAGTCTCTAACTTGGCTTTTTGGTATACCCTCTTCATTACCGTTATACTTTTTACCCTGCTTATAATCGTATATTGTAGCCAGTCCTGCAGGAGTTTCAATGAACCACTCAGCCTGTACTTTATAATCATCTCCGCTAGAGTCTTCCTTTCCAAATGCGGCGACGAGTTCTTTATAAGATATATCTATTTCACCTTGATAAGAACTTCCATTTAACTCTGCTGGCCAATACGATTCAATCTTTCCTTCAATGTTTATTTTTTTCATATTACTTTATCTTCTTAATCGCCTGAATAGTTGCCGTGAGAGAGAGCTTGTTCGAGCAGTTAGCCCAATCAGTAGCCAAGTTAGGCGAGGTAAACATGATTGCCTGTGCCAATTGTCCTGCCTGTGCATCATCAAGTGCTATCTCTATGGCCTCCTTGCCTGTTATAACCTTGTTATACAGCGATTTCTCATAGAAGATGACTGTATGCACCTGAAACTGTAGCGTGCCTATTGAAGCGACCTTGTTTGAATCGAACACTATCAAGCCCTCTGACTCTTTGTGTCCACCACTCTCGCACGCCCTGACCTGTTCGACTACAGACTTCTCCAAGCTGTCAATTTTGGCCGCAAAGGTAGCTGATGATGTGTCAACAATGACTGTCTTAGTCTCGATAAGAGGATGTTTGATGTGATACCACAACCCGAGGCCTACCAGAATGGCCGCAATGACTGCTGAACCGATAAACTTAGCAAGCGTATGGTCTTTCTTGAACTTTCCTTGTGATGTGCGTGATTTGTCCATTTGGAGATTATCAAACTCTGTACGTTTATGACATTTGTTGTCTCTGTTCATGTTTATATGTTAGCGAACCTGTTAATGTGTCTACAATTCTTACAATCGAACTCATACCATTCTGCCTTTCGATTCTTGCTTATCTTTTCTTCTATATGCCTTATATCTTCTCTCTTTACCTCTTGGGGAACTTTGCAATTAACGCATTTCGTCTTCATATTGATTAAGGTTAGCTGTTACTCTGTTACTTCTACTACTATCTTGTTATCTCCATTCCATGAGGCGAAAACTTCACCCATTGGTTTCTTGCCAAAAATTTTAGCTACTTCTATCTCTATTTTTCTCATTGAGACCCTGAAGTCTTTGTCGTTAAGTATTCTTTTCATTTGATTAGATGAGAGGGTTTTAGTTTCTCTCATGTAGTAACTATACTCCCTACTTAGCGGTAAGTAAATACTCTCCTGTTGATAACTATCGTGATAATATGGCTTAACTGTGTTGAAATGGCTATGTTGAGCTGTAATTCTCCCCCAAACGAGCTATATAAATGAACTTTAGCCTATTGACTATGCTTTAAATCGGAGTAAGCTGACCATATGAAACACATCATAGCTATCGCAATAGTCCTCTTAATCGCCCCAGTAACCTACGCATACGTCGTACGCAATTGGGTTGATTACGCACAGATAGGGATTATCGAGAACGCAACCAAATCTGACAGGTTGGAGATATACAAGTTTCAAGACGCATCTAGCACATGCTATGTCCTTTTGGGAACACAAACCCACCAGCAATCTTTGTCTTGTAAGTGATATAATACAGGAACGGACGGCTAGCTAACTCTAGTAACAGTTTTTCTTTTGCTCACCAACACTGTCGTTGGTCGTTTTCTTTTATTTGTGGTATGCTTGTACATTATGGGTTCAATCAACGCACAGATGTCTGCTATAAAAGTATCAGAAACAATAAGGAAGGGTAAAAAGGTAATTCTTGGAGATATACTGAAGGAAAATGGATACTCTGATGCTACTGCTAATAGTCCTAGCTTAGTCACAAAGACCAAGTCCTATATGACTGCTTTGGAATTAGAGAAGCGTCCGTTGTTAGAAGGATTACAGAGAGAGATTAATGAGATTAAGCAGGCGATGGCGAACAAAGACAAGAGTAAAGAGGAGTACAGAACTCTTGTTGGCTCACTCGACATCGTCACCCGCAACTATCAACTCCTCTCTGGAGGTGCAACTGAACGTCAAGTGTTCGTACTTCCAAGCGAAGTATTGGAGAAGAACTCGATCAAAGAAATCAGTGACACGAGTGATAGTGCTGTGGATAACTAACAATATTTATGTTAGACCATAGGGGTAGGGGGATGTCAAGAAAGGTAATGAGCGTTAGTGATTGAGACACTCCCCCTCCCTATAACTAATCCCAATACTCATTTGACAGAATACTAAAATAGTGATATTTCTTAAGTAATAGAACAAAGTGATATTTCACCCAGCACAGTCCCAAATAGCCAGAGACCCCCATAGATATAGGGTGGTTAATTGCGGACGAAGGTTCGGTAAGACATCTTTAGCTATCAATGAGATGGCTGGCAAGGCTTACTCTAAGAAAGGGAGGAAGATTTGCTATATCGCTCCTACTTATCAGCAGGCTAGGGACATTGCTTGGGTTGAATTGGTTAAGATTCTGAATCCCATAGCTACGAAGATTAACGAGACTCGTCTTGAGATAACAGTTCAGACCCAAGATAAGGGTAAGAGTACTATCTTTCTAAGAGGTTGGGAGTCGGTAGATACCCTCCGTGGTCAGGCTTTCGACTTCCTCGTTATAGATGAGATTGCCTCTATGAGAAACTGGGAGACTAACTGGAATATGATACTCCGTCCTACCCTCACGGACACCGCAGGAGAGGCTCTTTTCATCTCTACCCCTAAGGGATTCAACCATTTCTACGATTTATACAATAAGCAGAATGACAAACAGGGAGGTAAAGACTATAAATCTTTCCACTTCACCTCATTCGACAACCCATTCCTGGCTAAAGGTGAACTTGAGAAGGCCCGCTCTGAGGTCTCGGAAGACCAGTTCGCCCAAGAGTACCTAGCGGACTTCAGGAGGCAGGAGGGGCTTGTGTACAAGGAGTTCGATAGGAAGCTCCATCTCTATGAGGAGATGCCTAAGGTGAGGAAGATAAGCTACCTTGCGGGTATAGACTTCGGCTATACCAATCCCTGTGCTGTCCTCCATATCTATAAGGACTTTGACTATAACTACTGGGTGGAGGATGAATACTACAAGACGGGGCAGACTGATGCCAAAGTCGCCGATTATGTGAAATCCTGCCAATTCAACTATGTATTCCCAGACCCAGAGAATCCTGCGGCCATAGAGGAATTGAACCAGAGGGGGGTGAACATACGGGAAGTGGTGAAGGGGAAGGATTCTATCAGAAACGGGATATCGAGGGTGAGGGAGATGTTCAAACAGAACAAGTTGAGAATCAACAAAAGATGCATTAACTTGATAACCGAGCTTGAGAGCTACCACTACGACACCCCAGACCCCGACAGGAACGAGAGGGAGAATCCGATTAAGGATAACGACCACGCCCTTGACGCTTTAAGATACGTTATAATAACCGATGCCTCTTTTAGGAGGCAGACATTCACCCCAACACATGAGCAAACTTCCTTTGAGTGATTGCGAGGAGAAGATAATCGAGATGGTCCGCTCGATGGAGCTTTTCGATAAGATTGAGATAAAATATTCCAAACAAGGGGAGCTTTCGTGGCAATTAACCGAGAGTCATCGTGGCATATACTTGCGTCCGCTTGACTAAGATTATATAATACAGGGGCGCAAGGGATTCCCACGCACCCAGAGAGGGTGCTTTTTATATGGAAGAAAACTCAACAATCGCCGATACCCTATACGGACAGACTAAAAGGGAACTAGATGAGTTCTTTAATAAGCATGTGCATATCGCTGGCACTCAGAAGCAGGAGAGCGCACGCTATCTCGATTCCCGTAATCGAAAATATCTTTTTAACCAGTGGGAGACCCTGAACCTCATAGACCTGTACTACAATTCGAAGTTCGAGTCTGGGCCGTATGACACGGAGGGACAGAGGAAGCTCTTTTTGAACATATGTAAGTTCCGTTCCGATGTGGCTGCGAAGCAGATTGACTTGGATGTTAAGGACTTCAACTTCATTCCCGAGGAAGGTGAGAGCATTTGGCCTGCGTACTTCATGCAGAAGGAGTTTAAATATTGGGCGAAGGAGAATTACTTTGGCGAATTGATAAACAAGTGCGTCGAGAACTTCCCTCGATATGGGTGGCTGGTACTTAAAGAGGTAAAAGGGGATTTGGAGTTCGTTCCGCTTCAGACCCTTCGAAATCAGCAGGATGCAAAGAACCTTAATGTTGCACGCTACGTCATCATCGAGCACCCGAACATGACGCTAGACGAGATGAAGCAGATGAAGGGATGGAATACGGATGGAATAACTTTGAAGCCTGGGCAGACCGATACAATCTACGAGAGATATGGTTTCATTACGGTCAAGGAATATAATAAGTACGCTGAGAATAAAATCGACGGAGACCCGAATGACATGATTGATACCCTTTCGATTCTCACTCTTAAGGAAACGAAGATAGACGGAAAGAAAGGAATCACCGGTAACGTATTATTCATTGAGGAGATTACTGAACGGCCATTCGCGGAGGTGAAGTGGTCTGAGCAGCATGGTCGAACGATGGGAATAGGAGAGGTAGAGAATCAGTTTGAGAACCAGATAGGAGCGAACCTCGCCCATAACCTATTCCGCCGACAGCTCCTCTGGTCGTCTAAAAAGATATTCCAATCCACTGATGATGGAATCGCCAAGAACCTCGTCAAAGATGTTAAAGACGGAGATGTCCTCCAGATTTCCGCTAATGGAAACATCACTCAGGTCGATATGTCTAACAAGGCAATCGCAGATTTCACCAACTTCGCCAAAGCTACGGAGAACAATGCCGACCAAAAATCCTTTACATTCGAATCTGCTACAGGCGAAGGTATGGCCTCTGGTACTCCATTTAGACTTGGTGTACTTCTTTCAAACACAGTGAACTCGCATTTTGATTTGAAGCGTGAGGAGCTTGGTCTTTTCTTCAAGCGTGCCATGAAAGAATTAGTAATTCCAAAGTGGAAGAAGGAGTTTAACGAAGAGCACATAATCTCGATGTTCGCAGACGAGGAAGGATTCAGCACCCTAAAGGAAATCGTCCACCATATAAACGTGAATGACGCAGTGAAGAAATCCCTTATGGCTGGACAGCTTCCCGATGTAGATAAGATTACCCAGCAGGTCGCCTCTCATCTTGAGAAACAGAGATACCTTTTCGTTAAGATTCCAGATTCATTCTATGACGACGTGGATTATAAGGTCACTCTTACAATCACGGGTGAGGAGGTCGACATACCTAAGAAGATTGAGACCCTCACGAACCTCTTTACCTCGCTCCAACAGGCGCAAGACCCACGGGCGGATAA